ACTTACAACGTAGGCATCGGCAACTTTTCAAACTCTACTTTATTGGCTTGGTTAAATTCAAACCCTGACTTTCCGAGAATACCCGAACAGTTCAGACGATGGAACAAAGGAGGCGGTAAGGTTCTTAACGGTTTAGTTCGCAGACGAGAAGCGGAGGTTGCTCTATGGATTGGCGAGGGCATCTAATTACCGTTATTCTCGCTTTCTTGTTGGGCGTTCTTGTGGCTTGGCAAGGTTGCAACTCAGAACCCAAGACCATCACAAAGGTTGTTGAGAAGCCAGTTCCGACTATCGAATATGTAGAGCGATGGCGGACAGACACCGTTAGATTCGTTTCTAAGCAACTCGTTACCCGTACCGATACAATCTACTCCGAGAAAGTAGTTACTCGTTTAGACACTATGTTATTGGTAGATACTCTGAAGATAGTTGAAACGTGGTTGAGCGAAGTAGCTAACTACGACACCACCGTTAACGATGTTCGGCTAACTTGGAGCAATTATCAAAACAGAACGGAGAACCTGAAGGTTGAGTTACGCAAGAAACCGTTAAGCTGGGCATTGGGTGTTCACGGATTGGTCGGGCTTCAAAGCGATTTTGTCGAAAGTTACACTCCGTTATTCGCAATCGGCTTACAAGGAACCGTTAAAAGGACTTATTTTAGCGTAAACTATGGATACAATGGTCAGCACTTCGTTGGTGTTGGCATTGGTCGCAACATAATAAACAGATGATATACAACGAGAACCCGATTACGAGAGAAGCAATCGACAAGCTATTGAAAAAGAACGCTTCAATTCAAGCCAGTTTAGGAACTGACTCGACAGAAGTAGAACTATTTGAGGCAAAAATAAAGTGGGCGGAGATACTTCGCGAAATCCGTTCACTTGATGCTGAGTTTGCTGACGTAGTTCAAGCACAATGAGCGACTTTCGACCCCGTATTAAGGGGCAAATGTTGGACGCTTGGAATAACCTAAACCGAAAGGAGCGCAGGATATTAGTAATAGGCGACCTCCACGAGCCGTTCTGTCTTGAAGAGTATCTTGACTTTTGCAAAGAGACTTACCGAAAGCACAATTGCAACCAAGTTATTTTTATCGGAGATGTTATTGATTCGCATTACTCCAGTTACCACGAAACAAACCCGGACGGAATGGGCGGAGGAATGGAACTTGAACTTGCGATTAAACGTTTACAACGATGGGTTGAGGCGTTTCCAGTTGCTGACGTTACTATCGGAAACCACGACCGCATAATAAGTCGAAAGGCGTTTACTGGAGGAATCCCAAAGGCGTGGATTAAATCGTTTAACGAAGTATTGAACGCTCCGACTTGGAACTTCGCGGACCGGGTTGTTTACGATGGAGTCCAGTACGTTCACGGAGAAGGCGGAACGGCAAGAACCAAGTGTCGAGCAGATATGCAAAGCACGGTTCAGGGGCATCTACATACTCAGGCTTACACCGAGTTTTATGTTGGGCAAAATTTTAAAGTGTTCGGCACTCAGATTGGTTGCGGAATAGACAACGACAAGTATGCTTTTGCTTACGCGAAGAGAGGAAAGAAACCCGCTATCGGTTGCGCGGTTGTAATAGGTGGCAAGACGGTAATTAACGAGTTGATGGACTTATGATAATCTTCTTGTTGACCGTTTCGCTTTGTCTCCTTCTGCTTGTTGTCGGTTTGCTGGTCTATCTTTTGTACGCGGTCCGGGCGATAATCGACACGCAAGAAGTTATCTTTGACGCGGCAGTCAACGCGGAAGAAATGTATAAGGACATCGAGATGAATCAAGAGGCTATTATGAACGCTTACTCAAGACAGAACTAAAAAAATTTAATCCATTGTTTTGGATATTCAAAAGTAATTTAGATATTTGGGGAAACATTTAGAACTATGAACCACTTAGAATTTCAAAACCGATTATTACTCGACAAGACAATACCAGCGTTCGTTCGCTTGGTAGCAAGTAAAGCACTGAGCGACCTACGCACCGCAGAAGTTGACGCGGGAACTATCCGAGTCGAGTCGTTTGTCTTTTGGCAGTTAGTCCGTTGGTCAGGCGCAGAGCCTATAAAGTCCGGGCTTTACACTTTCATTCGCATTTATGACGACCACTCAAACGCGGTTGACATTCAATGTTTAAATTCGTAAATTCAATTTTTAATAATCATCATAAAAACAGAACGATGAATCAAACACAGAAAGAGAGACTTCAAAGTCTCGCAACCGAGAACGGTCTAAACAAAGACCACTTTTTCAAAAGTCCTCAAGGCTTTGTAATTATCACAAGACAAGGAATCGAGCGCATTCAAGCGCACAAAGGAATCCGCGTAACTTACGAAGTTGTCAGATTATCCGATGACCTGAAGCACGTAGTAATAAAAGCAACTGGCGAAATGTCAAGACCTGACGGTTTACCCGTTACTATGGAGACATTCGGAGAGTCAGCACCTGACAACACGCGGCAAAAGTACCCCGTTGCAATGGCAGAAAAACGCGCACTTTCAAGAGTAGTTTTAAAACTTAGCGGGCTATATGAAGTTGGCGTATTTGGCGAAGATGAATCTGATGACTTTAAAAGAGCGTAACGATGAAATGGATAAGCGTAAAAGATAAGTTGCCAGAACATAAAAGAAACGGTTTTTCTAAAAAGGTTGTTGTGTTTACTGAGTATGGAAACTATCATATGACAAATTATGATTTCGAACATGAAAGGTGGTGTCATCCAACTTACACGGACACTATAACACATTGGATGCCTTTACCTGAACCACCAAAAGAACGATAAGATGGAGAATATTTTTGAAGCAATTAGCGACACACAACAACGAACTGAAGAATGGCACGAGCAACGAATGGGGAAGTTTACGGCTTCCCGGTTCGGGGACTTGATGACCAACTCAAGAAAGAAAGACGAAGTTCTCGGAGCGACTGCGGTCAGCTACATTTACGAGAAGGCGGCAGAACTTCTAACGGGAGAACGCAAGGAAATCTTCGGAGCGGCTCTTGATTGGGGCAACGAATACGAGCCTATTTGCAAGGCTTACTATTCAGAACTGAAAGGCGTTACCATTGAGGAAATGCCATTCGTTCCGATTAACGACTACTCAGGCGCAAGCCCGGACGGTATGGTGGACGGAGAACTCATTGAGATTAAATGCCCGTACAACACCGCGAACCATCTCAAGACTGCCTTTGAAGGTTACATCGACCCGAAGTATGTTTGGCAGATGCAAGGGCAGATGTTAGCAACTGGCGCGTTAGCTTGTCGGTTCTTATCATTCGACCCGCGCATAAAAGACGAGCGGTTTAAACTCATCGAGATTAGAGTAGAAGCCGACCTTGAGATGCAAGAGAAACTCCGGGAAAGGCTGGAGTTCGCAAACGATTATTTACGTAACCTTTTAAACTCTAAATAAAATGCAGAACAAAGTAATTTTTGTAGACGGCTTGAACGTCTTTGAACCTAACGAGAACGCTCCTGAATGGATAAAAGCGGACATGGTTATAAACCCGACTCAGTTGGTTAAATGGCTGGAGCAGAACGACCAGCACCTCCGCGAAGGAAAGCGCGGTCTTGAGTTACGACTTCAGATTAAGAAGTCAGCACAAGGCAAACTTTATGCGGCAGTTGACACCTATCAACCTAAGCTAAAAGAGGAAGTAACTTCTAAACAAGCAGTCGTTGAAGAAGAAAGCGACCTCCCGTTCTAAAATTGTCAAAGAGTTGGACAAGGCATTCAGTCGGTATATCCGATTGAGTGCTTCCAACCTTGACGGTTATTGTGAGTGCTACACTTGCGGACGTTCTTACGAACTAAAGAAAATGCAATGCGGACACTTTATGAGCAGAGCAAGGTACGCGACAAGGTGGCACGAGGACAACTGCCGACCGCAATGCTACGGGTGCAACGTAATGCAGCAAGGAAGACAGTACGACTTCGGTTTGAACCTTGACCGGGAACGCGAAGGACTGGCGGAGGAGATGCACGAACTCAGCTTAACGACCGTCAAGTTTGCAACGTGGGAACTAGAAGAGAAACTTGCCTACTATCGACAGAAGGTTCGGGAACTGGAATAAAAAATTTACCCTAATATTTTGAATATTCAAAAGCAATTAAGATATTGCACCAATCAAACGGGGGTCGCGCATCCGTAACGCGAGAAAAAACAAGAACAATGAAAAACTCAATTAAATTAGAATTAAAACGTTATGTGTTTGAACTCGTCGATGAGGGAGTACTAACCGAAGAAAACAGAGACGACTGGCACTTTTTCGCATTCAACGAAAGCCCCTATTTAATAGGTAGCTATGAGTGCAAAGGTTGGCTTGCCTTACATGGAATTGACACTTTTGAAGCAATCAGAATCTGTCAAGAATACGAAATGGACAATTTTGGGCAAATTTACAAGTCATACGATAATGAAGAAACACTGGTTAATATGTTGGTTTACATATATGGCGAGGAAGTTATTGCAGAAGTTGAATTTGAAAAAGAATGCGAGTAATGGAATGGGCATTGAACGAATACACATACCGTGAATGTTGCGGACAGCGAATCAGAGATTGTGATGACTGTGATTGCTACGAGTGCGAAACTTGCGGAGAGTTCTATCAACAAGGTAGTTCAGAGAGCGACTGCCAATGCAATGAATGTTACACCTATAATATGGAAGAAGAATGGTAATACAAGCAAATCCCGATGCGTTAGTTGTTTACATAACTATCCGTCAAACCACATTTTACATTGACTACTCAATGGAAGAACCCATAATTGAGATGTGGGAAGAAAAAGAAAACGAAGTAATAACCCTAAAACCCGAAACAGATGTTACAAGTACCGAAGATTGAAGAGGTAACTGCGGTAGCAAACGCCAAAGGCATAACCGCATATCGCATAGCTAAAGATACGAAGCTATCAACACAAACAGTTTACGCTTACTTTAAAGGCGACAGGGTCAGCGTAAGAACTCAAGAAACGATTATTAACTACATAAACAAACAATGAAAAAGACGACAATCAAGTATGCGGCAATGCTGCAAGAAGTGAAAGAAGCTTGTAAAAATAACCAGCGAATTGTTGGGAAGAAACTCGGGGAGAAGTACCGAGCAACTAACAACATGACATCCAGCTTACAAAGAATAGGGTGGATTGAAAAGACTGGAACGGCACGTTACAAGTGGAAAGCTGGAGAAGTAACCTTAGAAATGGCTACTCAGTTGGCAGACTTTATGAACGAGCAGACTAACGGCAAAAAAAGACAACTAAAGGTTGATTTTAAAGAGCCGAAGGCGCAACAGAAGGCGCAACAGAAAAGGAAAGTTAAACCAGTAAAGACAGAAACCACTTCTTGGTTTTGGGGACTTTACACAAAGACCATAAAAGGATGAGTTACCACAACACGAACAACGAAAAAGGAGCGACTCTTAAGGAGTCCCGGAAGAAAGCAAAGACTCAGGACGAAATGGTGCTAGAGTTCTTGAGAAGTCACGACCAACTCGGAGTAACACCTGAGCGAACCTTGAGGCACTTTAAGATAATGGAGAGCTTAAGCGGGAACAGATGGCACAACACGCCACTCACTTCGATAAGAAGGTCGTTCAGTAATTTGAAAAACAAAGGTTTAATTTACAAAACGGGGGACACCGTCAAGGGAGACTTCGGAAAACAAGTAGCGATATGGAGAGCGAAGTAACACAACCAAGTCAAAAGTGGGCTTACGAAACGATTGAGATAATCAAGGAAGCCATAACAGAGCGAGAAGGTAGAGTCGGCAACCAAGTCGTTAACGAACTGTCAGGAATATACGCGGACGTTCTACTCGTGGAGATTAACAAGCTACGGTCTAACGTCAAGAGGGAACTCTACGGAGACGGCAACAACAACTCGGTCGTTGAGTTGATGAACGAGATTGCAGACATCTACAACATAACCGTTGACCAGTTAGAACTCAAGACACGCAAGAGGCAGTTCTTAGAGCCTCGTCAACTATTCCATTGGGCAATGGTCAACAAGGTCGTTAAGAATAGCCTAACCCTTGAGCAGATTGGACAACTCACGGGCGGACACGACCACGCTACCGTCTTACATTCCAACCGTCAAGTGAAGGATAGAATCGCAACCGAGCGAGAGTTCCGTGAGATGGTTATGCAATTCTGCAACAAGTTTGGACTGCGGACTCATTGGACTGGAAACAACATCGAAACCACGCGAGTATTATGAGCAAGTGGAAGATTAGAGTTCTCGATTTTATAATGCTAACTTTAGGATACGAGAGAGATGAAGAAGTTTAGGGTTTTGAATTTGTACGCTTGTTTAGGCGGCAATCGATACAAGTGGGACGAAGTAGCTGAAGAAGCCAACGTAGATATACAAGTTACTGCGGTAGAGTTAGATGAAGAACTTGCTAAGTTATATCAAGAGCGATTCCCAAACGACACGGTTATCGTGGCAGACGCTCACCAATACTTACTTGACCACTACCAAGAGTTCGATTTTATTTGGACTTCACCGCCTTGTCCGACACACTCAAGAGCAAGGTTTTGGGGCTTTGGCGCAAATGGAAAGATGCCAGTTTATCCCGATATGAAACTTTACGAAGAGATAATTTTCTTACAACATCACTTCAAGGGGCAGTACGTCGTTGAGAATGTCGTTCCGTATTATGACCCATTGATGAACCCAGTAACAAGAGATAGGCACTTGTATTGGGCGAACTTCGCAATTCCAAACGATGTTAGCGCAAGGCATTTCGATGGACTTTGTCAAACGAAAAACGAAGTTGATAAGCTATGCGAGTTTCACGATTACGACTTTAGAAAATACAAGGGCGGTCAGTTGCTTAATAAAGTTGCTCGTAACCTTGTTGATTACGAAGTCGGTCGAACAATCTTCGAAACTGCTCTCGGAATTGTAAGGAAGAAAGACGTAACACAAACTGAGTTGTTCTAATGAATTACAAAAGAGAAAAGATTGAGTCATTTTTACAGAACTGCGAGATGGAAGCGGTAGTATTGCCTGGATTAGACCAAGCTATCGTAGGCATTGTTGTAATTGACGGAGAAGCGAGGGTAGTGTACGAGGAAGATGTGGTGATAGACTTACTTGTAGAGCAAGGTATGGAGCGTGAAGAAGCGATTGACCATTACTACTTTAACATCGAATGTCAATCAATCGGCAACTCTTTGCCATTATTTATAAACTCAGTAGAACGAATGCTCTAAGTGGCACAAATTGCTAACTTTGCCATTTACTATTGAACGTCTGACAAGCGTTTATCTAAATGCTCAAGAATGAAGAAACTACTTTATGGGGTTAAAACAAACGGACGGCTTCTTGAGCGGCTGAACGTGAGGGGCGCAGTCAACGCCAACCCCTTTCTTTTATTATGAACGGTTACGAACTATCAAGAACCTGGTTCGATTGGTGCTTTGAGAATCCAGAGAAGATAAAGCCGAACCACACCGCTCTATATTTCTTTGCGGTTGAACATTGCAACCGTTTAGGCTGGAAGGCAAAGTTTGGAATGCCGACCACAATGGCGATGGAGGCAATAGGAATCAAGTCTTACAATACCTACATCAACACGTTGAACGACCTTGTAGAATGGGGTTTTATTAGCATGGTTCAAAGGTCTAAGAATCAATACTCCGCTAACATAGTTGCCCTATCAAATTTTGATAAAGCACTTGACAAAGCACTTGATAAAGCATTGATAAAGCACGAGACAAAGCAACGTGAAAGCACTTGTAGTATAGATAAACAAGAAACAAGTAACCAAGTAACAATAAACCAGTTACCCGCGTATGAGGAATTTAGAGAGTATGCTTTAGATAAATGTTCAGAGTTGAACTTTAACGTTCCTGAGAACAGTATCAACGCGAAGTATCAAAGTTGGAAGGCTAACGGTTGGAGGAACGGAAACGGAAAGAAAATAAAGAACTGGAAAACCACAATTCTAAACACCTTACCTTATCTTCAGCAAAAAGAAACCATTGAGCAACCCGAAACAAAGGAGGAACGAGAGGCTCGGGAAATGATGGAGGAAATAAAACGACAAGCTATTCACGAATCACTTTACGGAAATAATCAATTAGGCAATGTATAATCTTGTAAGCACAATTACACAACTGCCGTCAATGGTCGGTTGTCAGGAGTTTCCAAACTCTCCGCAAGGAATGAACCTTATTAAACTGATTCAGGACTTCATAAACGAGGAATACAAGTACAATAGCGAAACGGTAAGAAAAGCGTTTATGTTGGCGGCAAAGCAAGAACTCTATCTTGATAACAAACGAATAGACGCTTCGACATTCGGGCAACACTTGAGCGTTAACGTAGTCGGTAAGGTTCTGACGGCTTACAAAGAACACATAAGGAAAGGGAACGCGCGACCGGGCTACAATCAAAACCAACTACCCGAAGCACCAGTAAAGAAGATAACACCAGCCGAAGCGTGGGACTTGGTTCTCAAGTGGTTTAAAGAAGAAGGGCAACCTCCGCAGTTCGCGCCTTACTTATCGGCTTATGAATACCTTCTAAGCAACAACCAAGTGAAACCAGTTAAACACTCAACCAAGAAGTTCGGGAACTTTGACGAAGATTGCCCCGAACGGTTATCGGTTGAAAGGTATCTTTTACAACATTGTAAATAAATACTTAACTTGCGAAAGTGAAACAACAAGCCGCAATCGACCTACTTGCAGACGAGGAACTCCACGAACTCGCGGATAAGTTGTGCAACTGCCCGGACGACTTGATTCAGGAAGTCGCAATGGTTCTACTGGAGATGACCGAAGAGAAATGGAATCAGATTAACGAAGGCGGTTACTTGCGGTTTTACGTGGTTAGAACAATGATGACAATGGCGACCAGTCCGCGTTCCAGCTTCTCGAAACTCTACGACCTCCACAACCATAAGAAGGTTGACCACGAGAGAGAGGACTACGATTGGGAAAAAGAAGAGGACATTTCGTTGATTGAAACACTTATGCAAGAGTTGCATTGGTACGACCGCGAAGTTCTTAAACTATGGCTGGAAGAAGGCAGTTACAGAAAGGTCGCGAAGAAGGTGGGCATACCTTACAAGAGCATCGGCAACACCGTAAAGAAAACAATAGAAACACTTAGAGCGAATTACTATGGAATACATCTTGAGCGCATTATCCGGGAGCGTGTTAAGCTTCCTTTGGATTGAAGTCTTTGGCATTGACCTACTTCTAAAAAAGTGGCTTGGAATGAACGAGAGCCAGTCTTTTAAGCCGTTAGACTGTCGGCTTTGTTTGTCGTTTTGGTTTGGAGTTCTTTACTGCGCTAACGACCCGGAGGCACTTCTTTACGTTCCTCTCCTGAGTGTTTTGTTTGAGCGGTTAATGTGGAGGTTTGAAATATGAGCGATGCAGTTACATTCTGTTGCATATTGCTTTTATTGGTTTGGATTGTACGAATTTTAAAAGGAGAAAATTTTAACTAATGGACAAAAAACAACTTTTGCTATTTATCAAAGAGAGGCACGAGGCACTAAGTAGAATGAAAGCCGCGAAGTTCTCAGGACGAATAACACGAGAAGAACAGAAACTTTACCAAGATGCTTGGTCGTACATTGACCCGAAAGCAAAGGTTTGTTTTACTTGTGGAAGGAGTCCGCAGATTATGAGTGTTGCTCTTCTGAACTATTACGAAGCCAACAAACCAAAGAGACGCAAAAAGAAGTGAAGTATAACAACGACTTTCGACACGACTTAGAAGTCGGGCAACTCGGAGAGAAGCTACTGGCGGACATCTTAGAGAACCGAACCATTGAAGTAAAGAAAGACTTGAAAGCAACGCAAACGGGAAACGTGTTTATTGAATACTCTTCACGAGGCAAGCGTTCCGGGCTTTCGACTTCTGAAGCTGACTACTGGGCTTTGATAGTTTCGGAGAATGTTATTAAATTAGTCAAGACTGACTTTTTAAAAGAACTATGCCGAACGTATCTTGGAACTAAACGAGACGTTCTCGGAGGAGACAACGACACGAGCAAAGGCATACTTTTACCAATCTCAGAAATATGAGAGAGAACAAGCAACACGAAAATTACGGGCTTTACATTACTCAAAACACGTATACGATGGAGTTCTATTGCTTCAGTAGAGAAGCCGCAGACGACTACTGGAACGGTAACCCGTGTAAGAAAGCAAAAGGAAAGACGAGTCACGAGGCTCTAAAAAATTACAAGAATGGATTATATTGCGATAAGTAAGGTTAGACCAAACTCGGACAACCCGCGTTACATCAAGGACGAGAAGTTTAAGAAGTTGGTTCAATCGCTCCGGGACTTTCCTGAGATGGCTAACGTCCGACCGATAGTCGTTAACAAAGAGATGATAGTCCTGGGCGGTAATATGCGCTTAAAGGCAATGCAAGAAGCTGGATGGTCAGAGGTACCCGTTCAAGTTGTTGATTGGTCAGAAGAAAAACAGCGCGAGTTCATCATCAAAGACAACGTAGGGTTTGGAGAATGGGACTGGGACGAGTTGGCGAATACTTGGAATGAAATGGAATTAGATGCTTGGGGTTTAGATGTTCCGAACTTTCTTGAAATGCCGACAGATGAAGATTTGATAGGAGAAGAAAAGAACAAACCAGCGACTATGAAAATAACATTCACAAGCCCCGAACAACTGCAAAGTGCTGAGATTGACATTCAAGAACTACTTGACCGAAAGTATCAAGGTGCGTTCTTTTCCGTAAGTGCTGGAGAGATATGAGATTAGAAAAGGCATCATATAAAGCAGTAAAATACGCTTGCTTAAAGTTTCACTATGCAAAAGTCTGCCCGGTTGTTGGAATTGCTTTTTCAGTATTCAATAAAAGTAATCAATGGTGTGGAGTGATTACATTTGGATATGGTGCCTCAGCAAATATGGGTAAGCCATACGGATTAAAGCACGGACAATACTTGGAACTAACAAGGATGGCTTTGAATGGTAAGCAAGAGAGCACATCAAAAGCAATGGCTATTGCAATGAAGTTAATTAAGAAGAAATGCCCAACAGCAAAGCTGTTAATTAGCTATGCAGACAAAGGTCAGAATCATAAAGGTATTATTTATCAAGCTACAAATTGGCATTTAGTAGATGAAAGTGAAAGCTCAGGCAATGAGGTATTTTATAAAGGTAAATGGGTACACGATAGAGGACCAAATACATTGCCAAAAGAACAGAGAGAAAAACTAACATACAGGAAGAAAAGCGGAAAATACAAATACGTCTACCCACTTGACAAATCTTTAGTACCTTTATGCCAGTCGCTGGCGAAACCATATCCAAAAAATGCGTCAGAAGTGTAATGGTTGCACATTCTACTTCCAGTAGAAAGGAGGAGTTCGATTCTACCCTGACGCTCACCAAACAACGAAATAACAGCGATGCCAAACCCTGAGAACATAGAACAGCACAAGTTCAAGAAAGGACAGAGCGGCAACCCGAAAGGGCGACCGAAGAACGTGGAGACGCTTCTAAAAGAACACTTCCTTGATGAGCATAACGTCAAACTCTCCAAGTCTCAGGTTCAGGACATAATCAAGAACGTACTGGGCAAGTCCCGGAGCGAGTTGGTGGAGTTGGCAAAGAATGACGAACTTCCGTTTTGGATTGCTCTCATTGCTAAGAAAGCGCAGAGGGACTACGAGAAGGGTTCGATTCATATTCTCGATGTTCTCTTTGACCGGGTTTACGGCAAACCGAAAGAGGAGGTTGAGCAGACTGTCAACGGTGGAAAGCCTGACCGAATAGACGTTATTATTCACGAGCCAAAGGATGACAATTGACGGAACGAGAGTTTTTCGCAAACTATGGAACGCGCTTAATGATAAATCAGTTCGGGGAATTGTTTTGGAAGGTGGCTCACGTTCCTCGAAAACGTGGTCAATCTGTCAAGCGTTGCTCCTACTTGGTACGCAAACACCGCAGAGATTCGCGATTGCAAGGTGGAGAAGAACGTGGATTAAGCCGACGGTACTCGACACGTTTAAAAAGGTCTTTGCAAGTGTTGAAAGCTGGTCGGAGGAATCGTTTAATAAATCGGAACTAACTTACCAGCATTACGGCTCTTCGTTTGAGTTCTACGGGCTTGACGACTCTCAGAAGTTACACGGTATCGAAACGGACTTCTTTTGGTTAAACGAGGCAATCGAAACAAGTAAGGACGACTTCGACCAACTGGAGCAACGTTGTAAAGGGAAATGGATTCTAGATTATAACCCAAGCACGGACGAACATTGGATTTACGACAACGTACTGAAGCGAGACGATGTTGTGTTGATTCATTCCACTATGCTGGACAACACCTTTCTCGACCAGCATATTCGCGACAAGATTAACAGTTACCAACCAACACCTGAGAACCAAGCACGAGGAACGGCAGACGAATACAAGTGGAAGGTTTACGGACTTGGGCAACGGTCAAGACGCGAAGGCGCCATCTACGAGAACTGGACAGAGGTCAAAGAGTTTCCAACGGGTTACAAGTGGAAAGCCTACGGGCTGGACTTCGGGTTTACTAACGACCCGACTGCGCTTGTGGAGGTTGTTTACCAAGAGGGCAAGCTATGGGTTAAAGAATTGCTTTACGAGTCCGGGTTAACGAATGCAGACATTGCCCGTAAATGCGGACTACAAAGGTCGGACGAGATAATAGCCGACTCCGCAGAGCCGAAAAGCATTGAGGAGATAAGACGGTCAGGGTTCAGGATTAGACCAGTCGCCAAAGGTCAAGACTCTGTTCGGTCGGGAATAGACAAGCTGAAGAGCGTTCAAATAATGGTGCATCAAGACTCAGTTAATGTTATCCGAGAACTCCGTAACTACGCTTGGAAGAGAGACTATAAAACCAACCAAGTAACTAACCAACCCGAA